TTACTATTAGTATTATTAAATCATTGTTAAGAATTTTAAGTGTGGTGTCTATCAACTCTGCAACACTAACAAAACAAATTATTAAAGTAGTTACTGCATCTTGTGTTACATCTGTTTTGTTTATTAAAGCTGTAGGAAAAAAGGTAACTGCATCTGTAAGTAATGCTGTAACACTACTTTATGGGTTTTTCTTTAACAAGACACTTGCTGCGTCTGTGTCTACAACAAGCACAATGGTTAAGCTACTAACCCTTGCTAGAACAATAACTGCTGCGGTTACTTCTGCTGCAACAATACAAAAGGCTAGAGCTAAAATTCTTTTAGCTGTGTCTACTACAAGCTCTTACGTCAACACTATTACTGCAAGGTTTGTGTTATTAATAACAACCGTCTATACTAGCGTTGTAAGTCACTTTTACAAAGTGCTGACTAATATTGAGGACACCATAATTGTCCCTACCAAGAAAGTTATTGTTCAAGTGTTTGCTGGCTTTATAGACATACTGGTTAAACCAAAGAAGACCAACATAGTAGTTACAAAACAGGATGATGTAAATGGCTGAATACTTTTCCTACAAGTTTGTTGCTGAAACAAAACCACTGTCTTTTGACTTTAGTCAAACGTTAGCAGCAGGAGAAACTTTGTCTACAGCTTCTTGTTCTGTAATTGTTATAGACGGTGTTGATGCTAGTCCGTCTGGTCTGTTATCTGGTGGGTCTACTATCGTAGGAAACAAGGTGTACCAACAAGTACAGAGTGGTGTAGCTGGTGTTACCTACCGTCTTGTTGTGACTGTAACCACTAGTGCTGGAAGTACCCTAGTTGCTTTGGGAGACTTGCCAGTGTATAGTACAACTGAAGTGCAATAATGTCGTACAGATCTAGATGGGACAATGGAAGTTGGAACGTCATCTGTGACGTTTGTGGTCGTCAGTATAAAAACTACGAACTACAAATGCGGTGGGATGGTCTAATGGTTTGTAGTGGGGATTGGGAGATACGACAACCCCAAGACTTTGTACACGGTGTAGCTGACAAACAAGCTCCTCCGTTTACTAGGCCAGAGCAATCAGATCACTTTATTTTTGGGTCAACAAACCAATCAGATTCTGTAGACATAACAGAAGTCTATGTTCTCAAAGTGCATAGTTCTCCTGCTGCACTAAATGGTTCCGCTATCAATTCTTTAAGGCTAAACTGAAATGAATGAAACAATCAGTCTGGTAGGTGAAGTAGAGATCAAGCTAAATGACGTTGTTGTTGTTAGCAAGAAAAACTTGATTGTTCAAGTTGGAAAGAATTTTTTAACTAACGCTATTCTTAACACTAGCTCCACTCCATTTAACTGTATAGCTGTTGGTAGAGGCACAACTCCTGCTGTTATTAGTAACACAGCTCTTCAAACAGAAACATTCCGCACTTCTTTTGACTCTGCAACTATAGCTAACAACGTAATTACTTTAGTCAGGAACTTTCTTCCTGGTGAAGCTACTGGTCCTATGTCTGAAGCAGGTATTTTTAATAACGCTGTTTCTGGTGGAACAATGTTGTCCCATATTGTGTTTACTACAATTGGTAAACAAGATCAAGATAGACTGTTGTTCACTTGGACAATCACTGTTGGTTAAGGAGAATCTTTTATGGTGATGAAGTTTACTAACAATGCAACGTCAACCCTAGCGTCTGGCATTAATAGCTCAGTCACTAGCTTGACAGTTGCTAGTGGTCAAGGTGCATTGTTTCCTGCACTAGGTGCTGGAGACTATTTCTACTGTACTCTTGCTAACGCTGTTGGAACAATTGAGATTGTTAAAGTTACTGCTAGAAGTACAGATACGTTTACGATTACTCGTGCTCAAGATGGCACTACTGCTTCTGCTTGGAGTACAGGTGACAAAGTTGAATTACGTTTAGTCTCAGCCAGTCTTAATGATTTGCCTAAGTTAGATGAAACAAATACATTCTCTCTTCGTCAAACTTATTCTGTAGGTACAGTACAAGGTCCTTGGACAACTGGTACTAGACCCTCTAGTCCTGTTGCAGGTCTTATAGGTTTTAATACTAGTTTTAATAGATTAGAAGCTTACAACGCTACAGCTAGTGCTTGGGTATCTAGTGGTGGTGCTACTGGTACAGGTAGTGATGCTGTGTTTTATGAGAATGGTAAAACTGTAAACACTAGCTACACAATTACATCTAATAATAATGCCCACTCTGTTGGCCCCATTACTATCGCATCTGGTCAATCAGTCACTATTCCAACTGGCTCACGCTGGGTTGTTTTGTAAAGGAAATATATGTCATCAGTTGTTATTTTAGGAGACACGTCGGGACAAGTCAGTATTGCCGCCCCTGCTGTTGCTGGCACTAATACAGCTACGCTACCAGTTGCAACAGGCGAACTTTCTATGCTTGGTACAAGTGGTCAAACATGGCAAAATTTAACAGCTAGTAGGGCTTTATCTACAACATACACAAATTCCACTGGTAAACCCATATTAGTGCAAGCCTTTTGTACTGCTGCAACTGTTAACGCACAAACCACACTAACAATAAATTCAATTGTAGTGGCAACACATTGTTTAGCAGGGTCTACTACTGGCGGCACTGTTTATGGAATTGTTCCTCCTGGTGGTACATATTCAGTTGCTCAAGGTGGCAGTTTGGCAGCTATTCAAATTTGGACGGAGTTAAGATAATGAAAACATATAAAGATCAAAACAATAATTTATGGTCTTATGAAGAAGATGGCTCTCAAGACCATTTAATTCCTGTTGGATATGTAGAGGTTACTGCCGAAGAAGCAGAAGCATTGCGCCCTGTATTTACGCAAACCTATGCAGAAAAACGTGCGGCTGAGTATCCTTCTATGACTGACTACCTTGATGGTGTAGTCAAAGGCGACCAAGCGCAGATTGATAAGTACATAGCCGACTGCCAAGCAGTCAAAGCTAAATATCCAAAGGTTTAATCATGTCAATACTTGCTTTAACTTCTGACACGCTGACAAGTCCTGCCGCTGTTGGGCAGATTGAATACTCAAGCCCCATCTTTGCGGCTACACCTATCGGCACACAGCGAGGCATTGTTCCGACTCAGCAGTATTACAGACTAAATGCCGACCTTGCAGGGGCTAACGTAGCCACAGCACAAAGCATTTTTGGTGTTGGTGTAACGGTATCAGCAAGCACTGCGTATGAGTTTGAAATGCTTGTTGGATTTAGTAAATCAGCAGGAGCAACAACTCATACTTTCAATATGGGATTTGGTGGAACAGCCACATTAAATAATATTGCATATAGTATTTTTCTTAAAGCAAGTCCAACAAGTTTTACAGCTTTATCAAATGGCGATTTAACTGGGTTATTTATACAAACCGCAACTTCAACAGCTCTTACGGGGAATATTACTACTGCGGCATTTTTCTTACCCGCAGTTGTCAAAGGTACAGTATCAATCAACGCTGGTGGCACATTTATTCCGCAATACACGCTATCAGCCGCACCAGGTGGTGCTTACTCAACAGCCGCTGGTAGCTACATCCGAATCAATCCGCTGAGTGCATCTGGTTCAGCGACTAACGTGGGGACATGGGCATGACAACAACAATTGATGGTTCAGCAAGCGTCACGATCAACTCAGGTGCGGTGCTGGGTATTACCTCTGGCACTGCTGTTGCCTCTACATCAGGTACAAGTATTGACTTTACAGGAATACCAAGCTGGGTGAAGCGCATCACTGTGATGTTTAATGGTGTTTCTGGAAATGGAACATCCAGCATTCTTGTTCAACTTGGCACAGGTTCTACAACTTACACAACATCTGGGTATGTGGCAACAGGCTCATACACAGACACAGTAACAAACTATGTTACTTCAAGTGCTGGGTTTCCAATTTTTCAAAATAATGCCTCATCAGCATTTTCAGGAACAATGGTTATTACAAACATAACAGGAAACACTTGGATTGAAAACCATACAGGCGCAAATGTTACTGTAATTTACAGTAGTTATGGTGGCGGGAATGTGGCTCTTGGTGCAGTGTTAACTGCCGTTCGCATCACAAGGGTCAACGGCACAGATACCTTTGACGCTGGTTCAATCAACATTCTTTACGAGTAAACACCATGACACACAGAATCGTAGTTAATTGCGAAACAGGCGAAGTCACTCAAGTTGAGTACACACCAGAAGAGCAAGCCGAATATGATGCGGCAGTAGCGGCTCAACAAGCAGAGGCACAAGCTGTTGAAGTTGTAGTAACTCAACCAACACAATAAACAATCATGTCATCTAACTACTCTATCAATCGTGACCAAATCATTTCTTTAGCTTTAAGAAAGTTAGGGACGCTTGAAGTTGGTAGTACACCTGATGCAGAGACTATTGCTAATGCCAATATGTCTCTTAATTTACTTGTCAAACAACTTAACACTGATGGTCTTAAGTTGTGGAAAACATCTGAGTTAATTATTCCTTTGTTTGCTAGTCAAACAAGTTATACATTGGGTGGTAGTGGTTGTGATTTAATGTACGACTCGTTAGCACCTACTGTAGCTATTACAGATAGACCTCTTAAAATTATTCAAGGGTTCTACCGTAATGTTACTAGTAACCCAGTTATAGATACACCCGTAATGATTGTCTCTAAACAAGAGTACAACACATTGGGTTCTAAATTCTCTACTGGTACTGCTAACACAATCTTTTACGATAGCAAAAAAACCAATGGTGTTTTGTATGTATACCTAACACCTGACGCTTACTCTCAATCTAATTTAGAGCTACACATAATTGCTCAAATGCCTTTGAATGATTTAACGTTAGCTACTGACATACCAGACTTTCCTAATGAGTGGATGAATTGTTTGGTATGGAACTTAGCTGATCAATTAGCTTTAGAGTATGGTGTTCCTATGAATGCTAGACAAGAAATAGCTCAAAGAGCTATGGCTTACAAGACACAGATGTCTGACTGGGATGTAGAGGCTTACAGTACATTCTTTGCTCCAGACTTTAGATCTACTTCTCCTAACTCGTACGGACGATAACTATGGCTACGGAACGTATCCCGTTAACGCAGCCTATAGAGTCCCGTGATGGGACTTTTGCTAAGGACTCTTACTCTTCTAACTGTGTCTTTGAGACTAGGGATCAGAAGAGGGAGTTTGTTAAAAGGCCAGGACTAGTTGTAGCTAAACAAGTTGTAAATGTTACACCTCCTGCTTACACACCTAGCCAAGGGTTAGCTGCTTTTAATAATAGACTTGTTGCTGTTATTAATAACACCATCTATCAAGTTAATCCTAGTTCTTCTTACGCTGTAACTACTCTAGGTACTACGTCTTCTTCAACTAGCCAAAGTTATTTTGTTAAGACTTTCCTTGACACCTATTTGTTCTTTCACAACAAGGTTACAGGGTACTTGTACAACCAATCTGGTACATCTATAACAATGACTACGTTGCCTACAGCTCCATATATATCTGGTGTTGTGTATTTAGACAACTATTTGTTTATTGGTACTAGTAACAACCGTATTTATAACTCTAATGTTGGTGACCCAACTACTTGGGACGCTCTTAGTTATTTAAGTTTTGAACAAACTACTGACAACTTAGTTGGCATTGCTAAACACTTAAACTATTTAGTAGCTTTTGGGGCTGTTAGCATTCAATTTTATTATGATGCTGGTAATGCTACTGGTTCTCCTTTAGCTGTAGCTCCTAGCTACACTGCTGAAATTGGTTGTGCTAGTGGGGACAGTATTGTTGCTACTAGTAACACAGTGCTGTGGATAGGTGCTACAAAGACCAACAGTCGCTCTGTGTACGTTATGGATGGGGTATCCCCTATTCGTGTGTCTACATCGTCTGTAGACCGCCATTTAGAAGCTGATAACTTAGGACAAGTATCTGCTTATTGCTACACTATAGACGGGCATACTTTGTACATTTTGACTCTTCATAACACTCAAAAAACTTTGGTGTTTGATTTGAATGAGAAGATGTGGTACACATGGACTCAATTTTCTATTCAAAGTAATGATCAACTTTACCCAGGTACATACCAAGAGTCTTACTTTCGTCCAGCGTTCTTTGCTGCATTAGGTGGTGTAGCTTATACCTTAGATGACGATACAGCTACGTTGTATTATTTTGATGTCAATACTTATCGAGATAACAACCAACCTATTTATTGCCGTACTGTTACGGACATTATAGACAACGGAACTACTAAGCGTAAGTTCTATGGAAGGTTAGAAATTATTGGAGACAAGGTAGCTGGAACAATGCAAGTACGTCATTCTGGTGATGACTACAACACTTGGTCTAGCTACAAGTCTATAGACTTAAATGCTCCTAGATCACAGATCTATCTCAGTGGTGCTGACAGACGTAGAGCTTGGGAGTTCCTTGTTACTAGTAACTGTCCATTAAGACTTGATGGAGCTGAAGTAGATTTTAGGATTGGTGAAATGGATCAGGAACAAGCTGTTGGTGGTGGAAGGTACAGAAGATGAACACAGAACAGAACACTCTTGTAAAAGTTTCTTTTAGGGAAAACATTCAAGCTGTTGAACAAGGTATGAAAGATCTTGTTAAAGAAAGTTTAATTAAAGACGCTTTACCTGACTGTACTTTGACCCATTACTTTACTCCTGTAGACGAAACATACGGATGTGGTACTTACGCCAGACAAATGTTTATCCCAAAAGGAACTATAATTATTGGCAAAATACATCGTCATCAACACCTTAATTTTATTATGCAAGGTGAGGTTGATGTTCTTACTGAACATGGAACTAAAAAATATAAAGCTCCTTGTGTATTTGTATCTGAGGTAGGTCTTAAAAGGTCTGTGTACGCTATAGAAAATACCATCTGGGTAACAGTACACATGACTAAACATCTTGGTGAAGAAAACTTAAGCAAAATGGAAGTAGAAGTTATTGCTCCAACTTATGAAGAGTTGGGACTAATAGACTCTACTGAAACATTGTTTAGATTAAATGCAGGGGATAAATTATGACTTTTGGTACTGTTGCTTCTGTTGTAAGTATTGCTACTGGCCTTAACTCTTTAATGGGAGGAGGAGGTGGCGGGGGTGGTACTCAAGTAAGTGGTACTGCACAACAAGCTGTAGATCCTTTTGCTCCCTATAGAGCTAACCTTGGTGCTATGTATTCTGGTATGTTGCAACCAGGTGCTAAGACAGACATTACTAAGATGCCTGGGTATAGTCAGTTTCAAACAGGGGTATTAGATCCTGCTTTAGAAGCTTCTAAACGAACATCTGCTGCATCTGGAATGCTTAGGTCTGGTAACGAACAATTAGCTTTAGACAAAACTTCTCAACAAGGTTACTACGGCTTTATGCAAGACTATATGAACAGACTTGCTACAGGTTCTGGTGCTGGTTACTCTCCTGCTACAGGTGGACAAGCTGGAATACTTGCTGGACAAGCACAACAACAAGCTCAAATGCAAGGTCTTGGAGGTATTGTTCAAGGCATTGGTCAAATATATAACAGAAGTGGCTCTGGTGGCAGCAACTACTTTGATAGTATGGGAAATGAATTTACAAGTCGTGGCTCAGCTATTTATGATTTTTAAGGAATAATACCTATGCCATACATGATGACCGACATAGCTGCTGGTAGCAAAGCTATTGAGCAGTTACAAGAAAATGTAGCTAAAGCTCCGTATATACAAGACTTAACCCAAGCTGCTGCTGAACGTAGGTTAGCAGAGGATCGTGCTGCTCCTGAAGAAGTTAAACTTAAGCTTGAACAAGATCGTCTTAAAGCTCAATATGCTCCCCAAGAAGCTGCTATTAAAGCAGCTCAAGATGAAGCAACTTTACAGCAAACAAAATTAGCTAATCTTGTTAATCAAGCTAAGATTGACATGACTACTGAAAAGAAAGCGGCTATTACTAAACTTACAGCAGATCCAGAGTATGCAAAGTTATCGCCAGAAGATCAAAGCCGTAAATTAGCTGCTGCTGTTATGGGTATAGACACTGCAGATGGTGAAAGACTTATTAAAATTGCTGACTCTGAACAAGCTAAAGGGTACATAAATAAACTTAAAGAGCACGAAGTTAACAGACAACAGATTGCTGATGGCTTGGCTACTGTTCGTGGTGCTACAGATCAACAGTTTCCAGAACTGCTTAATAAAATGCCTGAAGAAATGAAGAGGGCTATTAGGATTCATATACCTGGATTCTTTGAAGAGAAGGATCCTAAATTACAAAAAGCACAACTTGAAGCACTGATGAACAATGGTGAAGGTAAAAACAATATGGCTGCTAATGAGCAGCGTCTTAAAGTTTTAGAAAAACAAGTTGAAGCTGCTGCAATGCGAGAAAAAATTGCTAAACAGGTTTATAAAAACATACAGGCTAAGGGTTCTGGTAAAGCTGGTGATGCTGAATCTAAAAGAGAAGACCGTGAGTACGGTATGTTTCGTAGAGATGCAGCTAAGACTGACTTTGAATATAGAAAACCTATTCAAGAAGCTACAGATGCTTTTAAGAAAGCTGTTGCAGAAGAAAGCAAACCAGAATCTTATTTAGGTGGGTTATACAAAGGTGATTCTGCAACACAACAAGCTAAAGCTGCTGCTGCAAAAGGTGACACTAAAAAACTAGAAGAACTTAAATCAACTAAAGCTTGGCGTGAACTCCAAGAACTTAAAAAAGAAGTTGTTGATAAAAAGCTATCTTCTTTAGAAGGTATGCCTGAAGGAAAAGAAAAAGATCGTCTATACGAAGGTCTTATGCACGAGCTTAAGAACATTGACACAACTTCTTATGGTCCTTCTGAAAAGGCTGCTCCTGCTAAAAGAGACACAAGCCTTACTCCTAAAACTGGTAAGCCTAGTGTTCCTAGTAACAAACCTGTTGCACAAAAGTTTGAGGAAGGTAAAGTTTACACAGATGCTAAAGGCAACAAAGCTAAATATGTAAACGGTAAATGGGAGCCACAATAATGGCGTTTGATCCTAGCACTGCTACTCCAGTTGAATCTACTGGTGGGTTTGATCCTTCTACAGCAACTCCTGTTGAAACTAAACCTGCTGCTACACAAGCAGCTAAACCTACAGACTCTACTGTAGGTAGGTTAACCAAATCTTTTGTTGGTGGCACTGCTTCGGCTTTAGACTTTCCTTTGTCTGCTCCTGGGTTTGTTGCTGCTACTGGTGCTGAGTTGCTTACCACTACGGGTGGTATGTTGGCTAAACCTTTTACAGGTGAAACACCTAAAGAAATCTATCAACGTGGTGCTAAGGTTGGTCAAGTAACAGGTGAGTACTTGATGAATCCTATGCAGAAGTTAACTGGGTTGTTTCAAGAAGCTGACTACTACTCTAATGCACCTCTTCCTCAATTGATGGGTTGGTTTAGTGACAAGCTACAAAAAGGTGGTGAAAAACTAGAGGCTGCTACAGGCATTCCTTCTGAAGCTGTGCCTTTGATAACTAATGTGGGTATGTTGGCTGCTGGTGCTAAAGGAGTAAAGACAGGTCAAGAGCTTCTTAAAGAAAAACAACAACCATTTAAAGTTGCAGAACCTCCTACAAAACCTAAAGCTCCTGCTAAAGATGTTCCACCACCACCTCCCCCTGGTGCTACACCTGAACAAGTAGATGCTTTTAAAACCAAAGTAAAAGAAGAAAAAGCTAAGCGAGATGCTAAAGCTCCTTTGGTTGAAGCTGCTATTAAGAACAAAGAGACTGGTGAGATTGAACTCATGGGTCCTAAACATGACGAAGCTCGTAAAGCTGAGACTGTTGATACCCATGAACAAGGTTTTGTAGATGAGCGTGGCAACTTTCACACTCGTGAAGCTGCTGTTGACCAAGCTAAACGTGCTGGTCAATTACCTGAAGACCATGTGTTAGAAATCCCTAAAGATGGATTGCACAGTGGTGACCTTCGTAAAGTTGGTGACGAACGTTTTGCTATTACTGAAGATCAACCTGCTGGTGTTCCTAAGAAGCCTAGCTTGCCTGATGAGCCTGTTGTAGACACAACTAAAACTTCTCCTCGTGATGTTAAAGACGAAAAAGAATTTATAGAAATAGCTACAGACATTTATGAAAAACATGGTGATGTAGAAGCTGTTAAGTTTTTTGAAGGATGGCAAGAGTTTAAAAAAACTTGGGCAGAACCTGTCAAAGAGGTTGAAGAGTTTGTAGGTACTAATCTTAATAACAAACTAGCTGACGAACGTATTGTTCACAACAACACTGCTAACTTAAAAGAGTTGGCAGGTAAAGACGTTAATCTTGAACAGCTTAGTTTTGATATTGACAAGGGTGTTCCCTTAGAAGGCAAAGCTAAAGAGGTTGCAACTAAGTTTCGTACCTTAATGGATGAGCTTGGTAAACGTGCTTTAGAGAATGGTGTTATTAAAGGTTGGCATGAGAACTACGTAGCTCGTAATGTTGTGTCAGAAGGTGCTGCTCCTAAAGGTGCTCTTGAAGAGTTTATGCGTGATGCTTTTGGCTATGGAGATAAAGCATCTGGTAATGGCACTAAGACAACTACTAAATATGGTCAAGAACGTAAACTTAAAACTCGTGAAGATCTTGTTAGTCACATTAATGGAATTAACGAATGGTTAGCTGAGAATGGTAAAGACTATCGTTTTAAACTTAAAACAAATGACCTTGCAGAAATTTATAAAGACTATGCTTTGTCCGTTGAAAAAGCTATTGAAAATAAAAACCTAATAGACAACATTAAACAAATTAGAAACGTTAATGGAGAGTCTTTAATTAAACCTGTTGGTGGTACAGAAGAGTTACCTTATGGTTGGAAACAAATAGATCATCCTGATTTAGCTGGCTATGCTGTTCATCCTGATTTAGTTCCAGCTTTAAAGTTTGTGTTTGATGCAGGTCCTGGTATGACCATGCAAGCTTTAGGAACTGTTTCTCAAGTTGTTAAACGCATTAACGTTGTTGGTTCATTCTTCCATGCTAAATCGTTGATGGAAGTTATGTCTAGCTCACAAATTCCTTTGTGGACTCCTATCAAAGAAGCTATTGTGTTGCCGCTTGTTGAGAAGGGTGTTAAAGCTGTTACAGGTAAAGATCTTCAGTTGTCTGCTATCTCTAAAGCTGTTGAGCAATATAGAAGAGGTGGTTTGGGTGACAACGTAGATATGTGGATAAAATCTAACATGAGATTAGAAAGTCCCGAAGATGTTTCTAGAGGCATTTTAAGTTCTACAGGCAAACTTGCTGACACTTTAATTGGTAAGTATGGTCCTAAGACTCGTGTGCTTGAAAGTTCTTTGTCTACTGTTGAAAAATATACATTAGGTATGTTTGATAAGTACACCTGGGACTACTTGCACACTGGTGGCAAGATCATGGTAGCTGATGCTTACCTTGAAAAAGCTAGGCTACAAGCTGCTAAAGAGGGTAAACCCTTTGATGAAGCTGCTTCTCGTAAAGAAATTGCTTCGTTTGTTAATGATAGCTTTGGTGGTTTAAATTGGTTTGACGCTGCTAGACGTACTGAAGGTGAGTTTGCTAAACGTATGGCTATGGCTGCTTACAGTCCTGAAGGTCGTAGAGCATTGCAAGTTGCTTTGTTTGCTCCTGATTGGACTATCTCTACTATTCGTGCTTTTAGTTCTGCTCTTCCTAAAGGTTTAAATCCTACTAAGTGGCATCCTGTTGAGGGCATCAAAGGGATGATGGCTCCTACAACTAAAGCTGATTACGCTAGGTTGTATCAATTTAAAACAGCATTGCTTTACTTTACGCTAATAAATGCTATTAATAACATGACTGCTAACAGAGACATTTGGGACAACAAAGATCCAACTCGTATTGAGTGGCCTGATGGTACGTCTATGCAAGCTATGAAACACGCTATGGAACCTTACCACTGGATTGCTGATCCAGATAAAACCTTGTCTAACAAGCTTGGGTTTATACCTAAAGCTTTGACTATAGGTATTGGTGGTGTGGAATACGCTAGTCCCACTGCACCTAAGTTGGTTGATCTTAGCGGCCCTGGTAGATTAAAAGCTGCTGTTGGCACAGCTTTACCTTTCCAATTACAAGCTGGTGCTGCTGCTCCTGAAGGAGAAGGTGCTAAAAGAGCGTTACTAGGAACAATGGGCTTTCCTGTATACGGTAAAACTGCTGAACAAAATAAACAAGCACGGGCAGAACGAGAACTTGCTACCAAAGAAAATGCTTGGAAGTATCGGGATAAAGAAATTCAAAAAGGAAGAATGCCTTGGACACCAAAACACGATCAAGAAAAAAGAGCTCTGGATAAAAGAAGAGAAAAACTTAACAAAGAGGCAGAATAATAATGAAACTTCTTATCATTGATCAGTTTGATTGTGGGTTTGCTATGGACTTGGCTATCAAGTCTAACGCTTATGGTCACGATGTACGTGTATATATGCGTAACAACTTTGATGGCACTCGCTGTGAGAATGGTGATGGGATGGAGCACTGCTTTAAAAAGGTTGCTAATTGGGAACCCAGTATGGACTGGGCTGACCTAATTTTTGTTACTGATAACAGCAGATACATCAAGCAACTAGAGCCGTATCGCATCAAGGGTTATCCTATCTATGGCTGCAATGTAGAAGGTGCTCGTTGGGAACAGGATCGGGAGTACGGCTCAGCTATCTTTGAAAGAGCTGGCATCAAGACTATTCCTATGCAGAAGTTTAAGAAATATGAGGATGCTATCGCTCTTGTTCTTAATAACAAAGACAAGCGGTATGTGTCTAAGCCTGTTGGTGATGGTGAAAAGTCTTTGAGCTATTGCTCTAAGGATTGGCGTGACATGGTGTTTATGTTGAACAAATGGAAAAAGATGAACGCCTATGATGGTGAGTTTGTTCTTCAAGAGTTCCATGCTGGTTCTGAGATGGCTGTTGGTGGTTGGTTTGGTCTTGGTGGGTTCTCTAAATATTTTCTTGAGAACTGGGAGTTTAAGAAGCTAATGTCTGGTGACTATGGTCCTGCTACTGGTGAGCAAGGTACTGTGATGCGCTACACAGAAGACTCTTTGTTAGCTAACAAGGTTCTTAAACCTCTAGAAGACTTCCTACATGGCATTGGCTACTCTGGTTACATTGATGTCAACTGCATCATTGATGACAAGGGTACTCCTTGGCCTTTAGAGTTCACTACCCGTCCTGGTTGGCCTCTGTTTCAGATACAACAAGCTCTGCACGTAGGTGACCCTATTCAATGGATGTTAGACAGCCTTGATGGTAAAGACACTCTTAAAGTACGTAAAGACATAGCTGTTGGTATTGTTGTGTCTCAACCTGACTACCCGTACAGCAACGTCAAGAAGAAAGAGAACACAGGCTACCCAATCTTTGACATGACTATTGAAGATGCTACTAAGAACATCCATTTGTCTGAAGTCAAAATGGGTATGGGACCTGGTAAAGATGGTAAGAACAATGAGCCTTGTTTGGTTACTTGTGGTTCTTATGTAATGACTGTCTCTGGTGTTGGTAAAACTGTTGAGGCTGCTAAAGAAGATTGTTACAAAACTTTCAAAAAGAAAGTAACCATGATTAACTCTTGCATGGTAAGAGATGACATTGGTGAAAAGCTAGAGAAACTACTTCCTGACATTCAGAAGAACGGGTACTGCAAAGACATGGAGTACTGTTGATGGCTAAGACAATCCCTATACCCCAAGACAAAATAGGTGAGAGTTTTGTTTGGAGAGAATGGTTTCAAAAACTTAGTAACAGAGTTTTTGGAAGTCTTAGCAGCCAAGATTCAGGGGCTGTGTTTATTACTGGTGGGGTTATAGACAACGTAAACATTGGCGCTAACACTCCTGGTACAGGTGCTTTTACTACTCTTAAATCTTCTTCTCTTGAAACATCTTCTATAACAAATGTTTCTTCTATTGCTAGAAACACTACTACTGCTGGAGCTGTTGTTGCTGTAACAGGATCATTAACTTTAGCTACAGGTGGTGTTACTCTAAGTTCACAAACAGCTTCTGCTGGAAGTTGTTGGCGGGTTCGTGCTTATGGCACTTATGTAGCTGCTTCATCTGCTAATGCTAGAGCATTAACAGTGTCTTGTTTTTGGGGTGGTACTGCTTTAACAGCTATTACTACTGCTGACGTGTTGTCTCTTACTGCTCAAACTACAAACTGGATTGTTGAGTTTGAGATTCAAACTACATCAACAGTTAATGCTTGGGTTACTGGGTATCTAAATGCTAACGTAGGTGTAGCGGTAGGGTCTGCTTTGTTAACTGTTACTGCTACTCCTGCGTCAACTACCGTTACTGCTGGTCTTCAAACTCTAGATTTTAGAGTTGGTCAAACGGGTACTGTTACTGCAACAGACACAATTAATGTTCAACAAGTAGTTATTGAAAGGTTAGAGTGATGGACGTTTCTGAAAAAGGTTTGGATACTATTAAGCAAACTGTAGGGTTTAGAGCTAGACCATACAAAGATTCTTTAGGCAACACTATTGTTGGTCACAATCACGTAGTCACACCTGGTGATGGTGTTGCTAACAAAGATGTAATCAATTCTTTTAAAGCTCACGAGTTGCTTCTCAACGACATTGAAAAGTTTGTTAGCAGCCTTAATGTTATTAGTAGCATGACACAAGAAGAGTTTGATGAACTAATAATTTCTAAGTACAATGATTGGTTTTACAGGGAGTAAAAAATTGATCCAATCACTCTTATTGCAATGGCAAGTACAGCTGTCGGGTACATTAAACAAGGCTGTGCTCTTTATAAAGAATATAAATCAGCAGGGACTGAAGTGGCTGAAGTTATTCAAGACATCAGTGGTCACTTAGGTAAATTCTTTACCGCACAAGAAACCCTAGTCAAGGTTGTCAAAGAAGAAGAAAAGAAACCTAAAACTGCGTCATTGAATCAACAAGCCCTAGATAGGGTGTTGGCTCAAAGAAGAATGGAACAGATGGAAGTTGAATTGAGAGAGACTCTGATATATCAAAGCCCACCTGAGTTGGGTGCAATATATACAGATTTCATAGAAATGCGAAAGGTAATTCAAGCAGAACAGGAACAGCAAGAAGAAGAGCTAAGGCAGCGTGAAAGACTTAAACAATGGCAACGAAAGCAAATGATAAGCGCACTGCAAGACAAGGCTCTGTATCTAATAGCGACTACGGTGGTTATTCTGTACCTGTATCTAATGGCGTATCTAATAGTTCTGGACAGGAAAGTTCGATGGGGTTTTTAGTTGGATTAGTTGTCATGTGTTTTGTTTTTGTTGTCATACTGCCTTTGATGGGGATGATGTACATGGACATTCTTGAAACAAAACATGAGACACAACACCAACAAAAACAGATTCAAAAATTAATTAATGAAGCAAAGGAAAAATGATGGATTGGCTTAAACAAATTGCACCTACTATTGCTACAGCATTAGGTGGTCCTCTAGCTGGACTTGCTGTTGACGCAATCTCTAAAGCTGTTGGCATTGATCCCAAAGATGTTACTAAGACCATTGCAGAAGGTAAATTAACTGCCGATCAGATAGCCCAAATTAAGACCGCTGAGATAGCTATGGCGGCTCGAGCACAAGAGATGGGGCTAGACTTTGAAAAGATTGCCGTAGATGATCGCAAATCAGCCCGTGAGATGCAAGCCACCACCCAGTCTTATATACCAGGCTTGATGGCTATTGCGGTAACGGTTGGATTTTTTGGCATCTTGGTTGGTTTGATGACTGAACATTTCAAGACCAGTGATGCTTTGATGTTGATGTTAGGTAGTCTAGGAACGGCTTGGACGGGCATCATTGCGTTTTATTTTGGGTCTTCTGCGGGTAGTCAGAAGAAAGATGAACTTCTCCACAAATCGAGTCCTACGCCATGAACCTTAGTCCACACTTCACGCTTGAAGAACTCACGTTTACAGACCATCGTGAGTTTGACAACACGCCTAATGAACAAGAATTAGCCAATCTGAAACGTCTGGCTTTATTTTTAGAAGAAGTAAAAAAACTTCTAGGTGGTAAAGCAATCATGGTGAACAGTGCGTTTCGCAGTGCGGAAGTTAACCGTGCAGTGGGATCAACCGATAAATCACAACATAGACTTGGGTGCGCTTGCGATTTTCGTGTGCCTAATATGACCCCTGATGAAGTGGTGCAAGCAATTATCAATTCTGATTTGCCCTATGACCAATGCATAAGAGAATTTGACAGGTGGACCCATCTGTCTATTCCAAACACTGTAGACAATAAACCACGCAAAATGGCATTAATCATTGATAAACAAGGCACTAGGGCATATTCTTAAATTAATTTGTCACATATATGTGTGGTAATACTACCAAGTTAACAAGGTGCATATATGAAACTGCTTGACCAAGAATTCCTTGAATTGTGGAAACAATATCAGTCAGCAACTGACATGGCGGCGGCTACTGGGATGAATATTAGGAATATTTCTCGTAGACGTAGGGCTTTAGAAATTAAATATGGTAAGTCTTTAGAAGCAAAAAAACCTGTACAAAATATATCTACAAAACCTAGCGCAGCCCGTAAAGATTTGGGGATTTTAAATGGCACTGTCATTGTTTTTAGCGATGCTCATTTTTGGCCTGGTATACATACTACGGCATTTAAAGGGCTTTTATGGGCTATTAAAGAGTTTAAGCCCACAGCAATTATTGCCAATGGGGATATTTTTGATGGCGCTAGTATTTCTCGCTATCCAAGAATTGGTTGGGATTCCACACCATCTGTAATACAAGAATTGAAAGCCTGTGAAATAGCATTAGGCGAAATTGAAGATGTAGCAAAAAAAACACGACACAATATGCAATTGATCTGGACACTTGGCAACCACGATGCAAGGTTTGAAAACCGTCTGGCTGCTAATGCACCCCAATATGAGTTTGTCAAAGGCTTTAGTCTCAAGGATCACTTTCCTGCTTGGCATCCTTGCTGGGCTTGTTGGCTTACTGACAATACAATTGTTAAGCACCGCTGGAAAGGCGGTATTCATGCCACCCATAACAATACAGTCAATGCTGGCGTAAACATTGTCACAGGGCATCTACACAGTCTTAAAGTTACCCCATTTGATGACTATAATGGCACACGTTATGGTGTGGATACTGGCACACTTGCTGAACCAACAGGACCACAGTTTGAAAATTATCTAGAACTGTCGCCGACCAACTGGCGCAGTGGTTTTGCTATTCTGACATTCCACGATGGTAATTTATTGTGGCCTGAGCTTGTCCATACTTGGGCAGATGGTCAGGTTGAGTTTAGAGGAAAGATACACAATGTTGTTTGAAAAAATTGGCAATAATGCTTTTATAAATGAATAACTGCAAATAAAAAAAGGGAGTCCGAAGACTCCCTAAAGACAACTGCATGGGTAGTATATCAGCCCACCAGTTCCCAAACAAGTCCATCTTCATCTTCAACGATGTCGCCAACTGAATACTCAGCAACTTCTTCTTCTTCGTCTTCCACTTCGTCTTCTTCAACTTCGTCTTCTTCGTCATCATAGTCTTCAACTAAGTCATAATCGGCAGCCCAACCGTGATCTTTTTGAAACTCGATGAATTCTTGAATGATTTGAGCTTTATCAAAATCACCTGTCTCAATAGTCACAGTTTGATCTTCGTCCCATGACCAATCGCCAATGTCAATCACAACCTTATACATAATATTCCCCTAAAAAATGGATGCGGAAAATCCCGCAAACAAACTTTAATCCAAGTCTATGACAGATTAAAATCTAATCTTTTGTATTAGTTTTTATCTTTTCTTCGATGCTTTGTGCAAGAGTTTTGCGTAACCACTGCGCACCACCAAGTCGTTTCCACTCCTCAAAATGTGCAGGTGTCAACCGCACACCGACGTTCTTGGACACACTGGTCAATTCACTTTTTGGTCTGGGCATGGGTGTGTCTCCGCTGTTGTTCTGGTTAAAAAAATATGGTTGCAACGTGTGCAGCGCCAAACAAGTCCTTGCTCTACAACTGTTCGGCCTTGACCACGTAGCTTCCCAAAGAATGTTCGGATTGTTTCAATCATGTGTTCTTCTCCTTGAGTTTGGCTTCAATGTAGTCAATGACCGCTTCAATGCCATCTGGTGCATCTTGCATATATTTAGCGGTTAGTCTATCTTCTGATGCAAGCCCTACCCATGTGCGCTGTGGTGGCTCTTGCGTCTGTGCCAACTTGCAATCAGGATGATGGTCAGTCCACACACAATTTGCATCGCAAAACTGCTCTTGCTGTGCCATGCGATTGACCGCCTTGTCCACACTGGACTGCATTTGTTTTTGCATAACTGCTTCCTTTGTGGGTTTGTTAAAGTTAGTCATGTTTGTTTACGTTATTAGGAACATCTGATAACAACCCTTTTGAGGGCCATTTTTTATGGTCTTGGCTACCAGGACGTACTGGTTGGATTGTTTCTCCATCTCCAGTTCTGTATATACCACTGCTGTGGTTAGTTGGTGCAGGTGTTGGTTTAGCTAGTGCTTTTGAAATTTCTTTCCATCGTTCTTGCATGTCGTTAATTTCTTTGAGATTACGTTCGTTTGCTTCTTGAGATATTTTCATATTGATATATGCCTCATGATGTAGTCCTGCCAATGTTGTGTGTCTGAGAAAGTACAAGCATCTAACCCGTTCTTAGCTGCCCAGTCAAGGTAAGTAGTCTTACTTTTCTTAGTTATGCCTTGGTTGCGTTGCAACACATAAAGAATGGTAATGTCTGGATGTTGTTCTTTGATTAACGCAGCTTTTTTTCTGTCAGCTCCTGTCCATAGACCTTTGGTTTCTATGTAGACGTTCTTAGTAACAGTGAAGTCTGGTGTGTAGGTGTGGTTACTTGCTGGTATTACGTACTTAATCTTGTCTTGTTCGTAAACAAGCTTCCACCCCTTTGCTTCGCAAGCAGCTTGAAACTTAGTTTCTAAGCCGCTGCGATACCCCGCAGGGTTGTGTCGTTTAGGTCTAGGCATTAACCAATAAACCGTTCTGCAGCTTTATCAATTGCTTGTTCATACTCATTGATGATGTCACACAATCCTTTGATATACGCCTCTAACATACCTATTCTGAAAGCCAAACGATCTTCAGTTTTACCTTCTCGGTACATAACTTCTGATGCTTGCTTTGCGTTGTCAATAAAAGTTTCTGAATTTTTCATTCTGTTTTCTCCGCTTCTTTTACAAATGCAGCAAACCAAAGTAATTGGTCACTGTTTAATTTAAATGGATCTTCACCTGCACACAACCAATGTGCAAAGCGTTGTGGCAGTCTAGGCAGTATGGATCGGTTGATCATTGTTGTCCTTGTTAGGTGGTTCCCAACTGTCGTTAGGCTTTTGCCAGATATACAGCAGCTTCATGTTTAAGTGAAAACGCTCATCGTCGTTGTAGAGTTCACGGCACTTGTCGTACCACTCTTCAGGCAGTAGCTCTGATAGAGCTTGTTCTGCTTTTACTGGTCCTATGCCAGCTACGCCAATGATGTTGTCACTTCTGTCACCTATGAGACTCTGTAGATATAGGTGTTTTAAACCCTGATCCAGATCCACAACCTTGTGTTCTTTCTTTACAAAGTTGTAGTGTCTACCAGGTATCTGTAACAGGTCTTTGTCAATAGAACAAATAACCGTACTCATAGTTTCTTTGTCCTGCTGCACACCCATTTCATCGTCTGCTTCAAACCCATCACATATTTGTGCTTTGTGTTGTGTTACTAGGAACTCTCGCACAGCTTGCCAATGTGTTGGTCTTGAGTCAGGACGGTTAGCTTTGTAGCTAGGAGCAAGCTCCCTACGGAAATTACCGCTGCCAGTTAAATACACGTTGTAAGACGTAGCACCTGTGTCAGCAAGGATGTCTTGAATCATTTGGTCAGCCCTTGCTAGGGCTACCCATTGTTCTTCTTTCTCTGCTGACATAGCTCCACGGTACACAACTATGTCTCCGTCAATCAAAGCTCGCATACAACTCCTTTATGCTTGATCATCTATACAGTCTTGCAATTGTTTAATAGAAGAATAAACATGCTGCTCTAAATCTTCTTTAGACCAATCGTTAAACACACACTCTTCAAAGTCATCTTGTTCGTCAACCCAGAGGTATTGAATAACTTTTTCTAAAATATCTTTTGGAACTAGTACTGTACTCATATGATGTCCTTTGCCAGGTAAGCAACTGTTTGTGAGTAAGACATTACAAAACCCAACTCAACAGCGTACCTGTTCCTAATAACATCAAGCTTGTCATACACTTCTTTCTCTAAACCTACTGCTTTGTATATCTTTTTTGTAGGTGTCGTCTGTGGTGTACCCTCAACTTTTTTAGGACGACCTGGTTTACGTTTGTGCATTGTGATGTTCATTTGCTTCTTTCTTAAAAAAAAGTGAGAGCTTTTTACGGCTCTCACAAAGGGTTTACGCTAATGGCGACTGCGTATCAGCAGTTTCTTCCATTGCTTCCAACATGTCAATATCACCTGCGGTGTAAGCCTCAAACTTGCGAGCAAACTTAATAATTAAATCAAGTGTTGTGTCTTCAAGATCAAAGGGTTTACCACCACGAGCTGCAATATAAACATCTGTAGCACGAGCTAAAGCGTTTTGACGAACAATGGCACGATCACCATGTAGAGGAGGAATAGGAAATACCTTCTCTTTGTAGCCGCTGTAGGCAGCTTTGGGAGCTGCTACAACGGGTGCTGCTACCCCTGATGGGGCAACTGTACCCTCCTTACGAAGGATGTTGACGCTTTTAGTCTCCACTCCGTAAGTCCCACTTACACCATCAAACTCAACCTCGTAACCAACTGCAACATTGGGGTTTTTAAACCCACATTTGATCCAAGTGCCATTTACTTTCATTGAGAAAGTTGGTTTTGTACCAAATTTAGTGCTTACGTCTTTTGTAGAAACTGCTTCTACGATACCTGTCTGCATTGTCATTTCAAAGTTCTTTCATATCAAACCAATTTTTACCAATTGATGCTCCTGCATTGAGCTTTAGAGCCAATGGTTTCTTGAATGTTTCTTCAAAGTACATGTGGGTACATTGCAGAATTGTTGTGATCTCCGTAATAAAAGCGTCTGCTGAATCAGACATGACATCGAACATTAGAGAATCGTGAACGGTGTTAACCATCTTCACATCATCTCTGCCTATTAGCTGTCTAAAGATAATACCCAACATCATTGGGACAATATCTCCAGTAGCTAAACCTTGTACGGGATAGTTTTTCATCTCAGTTGGACTGAAGTTGTACATCCTTGTTGACCAACTATCTTCGTTGTAATACTCTGAGAAGCAATATTTCCTGCCTGTCTCAGTTTGATGAACATAGGTTCTAAACTTCTCCCTAAATCCATCCTCGTTAAGATCGTTTGTTGCACATTTTTCAACCATTGCTGCAAACTCTGTGTGCCACTTAGCTACTTCTTTGTAGCGACCATAGAACACATCTACAAACTTCTTAGCTTCGTCTAAGGTGCAACCCGCTTGTTTGCTAATAGCTTTAGCACCAGCACCATAGATCAACTGAAACGTTCGAGACTTGAATGGCTTACGTTCCTCCTTGGTTGGATACCTACCAAACATATCCTTGTATAACTCTGAGTGGATGTCAGCTCCACCCCCAATGTCTTTAATGAGCTGTTTGTCATTAGTAACATGGGCAAGAGCCACCACTTCCAACTGATTAAAGTCCACCTCAATAATTACACCATCAGTATATCTGGAATTAAAAATTTGTTTAATCGGGTTATTACTAATATTTTGTAAATTAGGGTTTGTAGAAGACAATCTACCTGTGACTGTTGCTGTGTGGTTTAGTTTGCCGTGGATAAAGTCTTCAATGATATGTTTGCTTAAGCCTTGAACATACGTTGAGAGTTGTTTTGCTAGTTCCCTGTACTTAAGCAAGCTGTTGATAATTGCAATTGCTGTTGGGTCAAACGTGTGCTTCAACATATCGTTGAGCACTGTGTCATCAACTGAGATCTGTCCTGTCTTTGCAGATACTTTCTCTGGGTCAGGTACGTAGTTAATAAATGGTTTGATAACCACTGTCTTCTCTACAAGCTTGTACTTGGTGTTGCCGTTTTTGTAGACACCTACCTCTTCTTTGACTTTTACTTTCTTTTTGCCACCAAAGAAAAACTGTGACCATTGTTTAGGACTGTTAATGTCTTCTACATGACCTTCTGCAAGCTCTTCAAGATTGAGCTTGACCTCTACAAACTTATCAACAACTTCAACTGTGTATTCGTCTAACCTGGTTTTGTCAATGTGCAGCCCGTTGAATTGCATCTCTGTGGTTGCGTGTAGTGCTTCCATTTGAGTCTCAATTAGCGTTAGTTGTCCTGTTTCTACAGCACGGTCATATTGCAAATGAGCAATAGCTTTGGTATTAATAACATCTTGTTCTAGGTATGGTGTTAGCTCTTCAGGAGGAATTTTGTCAGAGCCTAAACCTGCTTGGAAGTATTTCTTGATGCCATCATCTTTGACAGGTAAACCATACTTGACTGACAGCTCATCTAAGCTAGAAAACTTAGTGCGTTGTCCTGACAGTATGTACTCTGCTAGTTGTGTGTCCCAGATTTTGTGACTCTGTAATATAGTTTTAAGATCGTGTATTTCTTCTCCATCACTTTTGTATAAATACATTAGATCAAAAGAAATGTTATGACCACACAATACAACGTTGTTGTTTAACATATATAAGTTTTCTGCAAACTCATCTTTGTCGTACGTTGTTATTGGCAACAAATCTTCGCATATTCCATACGCTACAACTTTGTTGTCAGGGTGCATAGGGTGAGCTAGTCCTATGTCTTCATTTCCGTTGAGTGTTGTCTCAACGTCAATTGCTGCGAATGCTATGGTCATGGTTTTCCATAGGCCTTTCCATAAAGAATTGATTGAAACACAATGATTCTGTGCTGCTTGTCTAACACGTTTAAGGACTTGCACACATAAGTTGCAAGCATAAACTTATCGTAAAACTCCCCTTCGTCTGTAATGATTAGATTAACTTCTCCTTGCCTCAAAGAAACAAAAGCAGTTCCCGCATAAGAACCAGTTTCTTTAAACCCTGCTTTAACACAGCCTGTTACAAATTTACTTAGGTCATCTGTAAGAATCAATACATCTTCGTCTGTATCTGTAGGAGCTGGCACACAAGTTACTCTGCTGCCAACATAGTCCAGCTTAAGAACATTTTTCTCAAACGGATTATGAAGGTGTAACTCTGTTTTTATTAAGGCTTCTTCAACTTTTGAAATTGCAGGACTTGTCATTGTGTATGCTCCTCTTGGATCTGACCAACCAAATGTGTATCTTTCACTCATACCTTGCACGGATAGGATCAATAGTCACTAGGAACTGACCATGACGTTCAGACTCCATGTGCTTACTACCACCACCAGGTAGTTTGTTCTTAGGAACATTGATTGTGCGAATCATTTCTTCCTCTGGGCTTTTAGGTTCTTTGTACTTGCCGATGGTAATTACTACGTCAGCCTCACCTGGTTTGTCAGTCTTAGAGCCACGCAGAGCATCTAAGCCAATAAACGGAGGGTCTTTCATTTCCACTGCTGTTGCAGACAACTGTGATGCAGCAATAACTGGGCCATAGCTGCGAGCAAGTTCCCTAGCCCATTTGTAGATCTTGCCAAGTTTGATGTCTTCTCTGTCATCAGACTTGTTAAAGCCATCTACTTTGTCAAGCTGGTCAAACACAATCAAGCCTGGGTTAACTTCACGGAACAATGTTTCTAAGTCACGAACGTGGTTCATGTCCTTAGTAACACGGATCTTGTCTTTGTTACCACCCATGAGTGTTGTGTAGTCAGCCATTGCTGTTTTAGAATCAGCAATGATTGTTTTAGATTCTTGACCAAGTGCAGCCTGAACAATCCTAAAGAACACAACAGAAGATTCCTCTTCGTTGTTGACCCATACAACAGGTCTGTCTTTAGGTAATTGTTGTGCAAGGTAGCTGATCTCACTAGCTAAGAACGTTGTCTTACCTACTTCTACTCGTGCAGCAACAATAACAAAGTTACCAGTCCGTAAAGGACCCAGACTGCGATTAAGTACATCCAAGCGCCATTCGTAACCAGAAGAACTAATACGATCTGCAATAGTACTAAGATCAGCATTAACAAATAACTCATCTTTTTCAATATACCTTTCTACATCTTTAAGAGCATTGGTAGCTAGAATATGAACGTGTTCAAGATCGCTAGAGCCTTCTTTAACCTTCTCACATTCCTCCATGATCTGAGCAAGGTAGTCCAACTCTATAAGAGTTTTAATTACTTCCTCGTGAGCATGGTGTGGAACAAACGTCTTAGCTTTTGTCAAGGTCATACGTAGCTTGACGATGGAGTCGTCAGTCAGTCGTTTGCTTTGATCTGCTATTAGGAACGCAGAAAAAGATTCCCAACTGAACTCAGTCACACCTGGGAATGTTTTGTAGTATTTGTCCATGCCATCAAGAATGATGTTGGTTTCTTTAACAACTACGTGCGGTTTGATGTACCGCCTGTACTTGGCAAGGTTCTCTTTGCTTTGAGAGCAAAGGTAGAGAACGTCATAGTCCATCTGTGTCCTTTAAATTAGTGTGTCGTACAGCTCTGCTGGTGTACATTGTTTAGGTTCTTTATCCATGCCAAGCACGATAATCTTTGTTGTTGATGGTAGGAAATGGTTTAGTTTCTTGTATGCTTTTGTTGCTCCTTCTATACCTGCTTCATCGGGATCAAGCCAAATAATCACGTACTCAAAGTTGAGGTCGTGTATTTGTCTTAGCGTTTTATCTGAAAGTGCTGTTCTTAATAACGCCACAGAGCTATGGCTTGTGTCGTTGTGTACACGCCAAGCACTGAGGTAGTCTTCGGTTATGACTAGCGTGTTGCTGCTAGTGTGAAACCATCCCGCATCTCCTTTGGAGCTGCTGCTGGTGTAGTGTGTTGTGTATTTAGGTGTTGCGTTAGGTGCTAAGTTGCGTACCTGCCAGCCTATCGGCTGTTGTTCTGGGTTGTGTAGTGTGAGAGCGACTTTGTGTCGCTCCCCTGCTATGCCGTTGAAGTTTGTGTGTGTTGTGTTGCAGTGGTGTTCGTGCAGCCACACTTTACCTTCGAGTGTTAGTGAGGCTATGACAGGCTTAGTGTTACTAGTAGCAGCCGCTGCTGGTTTGTTAATCCAGGTAGACAATCTATCATCACCGTGTTTGACAAAGCCTTTTTGATTGCAGTGGTGGCAATACGCCACAATAGCAGTAGCTTCACGCTTGATGTACAGCCTACGTTTATTGTCCACACCTGCTTCACACTCCGTGTGATTGATGTGTATCTGCTGTCCTACCACAGATGGAGCGTTGTCAAGAAGTATTTTGTGTTTGATCATTTTTTAAAGCCCAAAATACATAGCCCTCCATTGAAGGAAGGCTATATGGTTTTGTGGTTTTAGATTTCTTTGTTACCGTAAATCTTAGTAAACAACTCGTCAGCAACCTTACGCTGTGTGTCGTTTAACTTGTTTAGGTAAACAAGATTGAATGCAGTTCTTAAGGTCATGCCAAAAGAAACTTTGTTGCAAATGCTGAACAATGAACGTGGAGACATTGTTAGATTGAATTGTGCTGCTTTGTAACCTTGACGAATTAAGTTAGCAAGTTTGACAAGCTCTTTGGCTGTTTTCTTGGTAATTGTGTCTGGATACCTGTTGGTCAACATTGTTTCTTCAATAGAAGCATCAAGGTAATCAACGTAGATAGCAGTGCCAAAACGATCAAGAGTTGCAGAGTTCTGAACATTAGTACCAGCATGTGCTCCAGTGTCATCACCTTGGCCTTGTGTATTGCCAATAGCTACGATCCTGAAATGCTCGTGAGGGACAATTTGTTTGTCTTTGGTACTTCCAGGCATTTCTTTCAAGAACAGTTTGCCTTCGTCCTCTAAGAGCCATTGAAGACCCATAGAGATCTCTGGAGGAGTTACGTCCCACTCATCCCAAGCAAACACAGCACCATAGCGTACAGCTTCTGTTACAGCACCATCTACCCAAATTGTTGAACCATCTTTAGCTGTCAACTGACCAAAGATCATTGAGGTATCCATGTCCCCAGTACAATTAACCCGAACGAAAGGACGACCAGTACGAGCACAAAGCTGCTCAATAAGACTAGATTTACCAGCCCCCGTAGGCCCGTAACAGAGTACTCTTTCATTTAACTCCCATGCTCTTAAAATGTTTGCAGCTAAGTCTTTGTCAATGACGTAGGCAGGATTGATACTAGGAACAAATGCAGCGATACGTTCATCCCAAGGATAATCCGTAGCCATACCTTTGAACATAGTGACACCGAAGTCTTCTTTGTCAATAATCCAAATTTCTCTAAATAAATCTGAGAAGTAGATTTGACCTGGTTTGAGTTCAGGGCGTGTTCTTACAGGTTTGCTTGTGTCTGCTTCACAGTCATCAGCTTCTGTTGTAGTAGCTGTTGCTGTGGCTGCTGAAACTTTACGCTTTTCCATTGCTTCTTTGATCTTGGTTTTAACAAGGTCTTCGACCTTTGATTTTGTTTCTGGTTCAGACATTAATGATCTTCCTTTCTATGAGTTCTAACAACTTGCTTGGTATTTGCTCTGGGTTGTTAACAACGCTATGTGCTTGGTAATAAGACTGTACTGACGTACTGCATAAACCCAAACCATAGATGTCAACAACTTTTGATTTCTCTATTTCCTTGATTACCTTTTCTGTAAATCTACCAATACCTGAAGATGCTTTAGAAGCTGCTGGACTGCCATCGGACATGACAACCAATAGTTTCTTCCTTTCTTTGCGTTTAATCAGTCGATCATGCGCCCAAAGAATGTTTTCACCATCAGGGTTTCCCGTCATCCATTGACTACTTATTTCAAAATACTTTTTTAGATCGTCTTCGTTAACTTTTAAATCAGAAAAACTTTTATAAATATACATAACTGGACACCAGTCTGTATAACTATTAATTTTTCCGTCTGTAAAACCAACAATTTCAAGAGGTATGTTTAAAGTTGAACAAACTTCATTGACCAACAAAGTAGAAGCAAGAGCGTAATACGCTTTCATTCCCTGCATAGAACCAGACATATCGACCAGTACGGTGATAGCTGCATCTAGCATCTTGTTTTCAATTTTGTTCTTAAACACACGCTCATTGAAACCTGGTGCATCAAAACAAATACGAGACAATCTAGATTGATCTAGCTTGCCTTTCTTGACTCCGTATTGTCGCTGCACTCTAGCTTTTATTTGGATCAGTTTACGAACCTGTTGAGCAAAGTTTTCTTGAGAGATAAGCTGTGGTTCAACAATATCTCGGTACTCAGAGAGAAACTTGGTTTTTTTACGTGCCAAAAAATAGTCAGCAGAACTTGTTTGTTTGGGGTAATCAACAACAATATATTTTTCGTAGTCAGTTAGATCCCAACCATCTTTGTCCTTGACAGGTTCAAAGTTGATACCAACTCTGCCCATGTCCTCACCATCTTCATTGTGCATAGACACAGAATAAGCTTCTAGCTCTTCTTCTGTGATCTTTATGTTAATGATTTTGTACTCCTCGTCTTCGGGTTTAGCCATGTCATCATCATCAGCTTTACCTGATTTGTCTTTATCGGCTTCTCCCTCTGCCTTTTCTTCTCCACCAGGCTTTTTTAAGCTACTTTCACCTTCACCTTTTACAGGTTTAGCAGGTGTTGGCTTCAGTTCAGCTTTGCACTCTTCTCCAAGTTCTTTGAGGATGTCTAAAGCCAACTGGTATGTTGCTTCAGTGCCTACTTCTTTATCCAAAATTTCATAACAATCAGCAAGACGACCAGTAAAGTTATTAAGAACATCCAGAACCTTTTTGTTAGGAGTTGCTTTGCTTACAACAAGATCTATCTGTGGAAAGATAAAACCAGTTAAAGTTGTTTCCCAACAAAACAAAGCTGTGATGAGTGTTGCTGCTGGACTTATATCTTTGCTAGTTTTGTTAAGAATGTTCTTAATCAAAATAGAGCTGCAATCATCCCAGTTTTCTTTGAAACCACGATACTCCAAAGCTTCGATGTAGTTGATCCTAGAATCTTCTAGGAAGTTCCATACAAACATAAGCATCCCGTTAGGGTGGAGTTCTTTCTTCTTTAGAACTTCAAACGAGCTATAGCGATCATGTGCCACTTCGTGATCTGTTGATGCCATTAGCTGTTTGAGTTCTAAGTCTGTGGTTGTAGTCACAATCCTAGGCAGATAGATGGTTTTGCCATCATGTCTAGGTTGGTTATTGTTTTCAAATACAACGGAAATGCCAGCTCTGCCAGCACTTGCACGTATGTACTTCATTACTTCAATGCCTTTTGTGAGCATTACTTACCACTCGCATTTACAAAGTCTTTGACAAGCTTGAACACTTTGAGAGCATCCATGCCTTCTGGGACATTCATCAAGTTCCTAATAACTTTGTTGGCGTAGTCTTCAGCACTCATTTCTTCTTTGGGAGTCTTCAGTTCTTTGATCTTGTTTTGAAGAAATGTCTTACCGACATAGCTTCCGTTGTCATCAATGAGCTTGATACTGAGTTTCATAGCACCATGAATCACTGATTTAGCTGATCTCCAAGGACCTGGCATTGAGCTAACGTCAAAGTCTTTCTTGATCTGTTTCTCAGTATCTTTCAGGTCTTTGGCAAAGGTTTCAACTGAGCTGTGCGTAAACGCTACAGCTATCATTTTCTCGAATGTACTTGTAGCCGAAGCATCTGAGACAAGACTCTCAGTAGCAGCAGCATACAAAGTGGACATCATGTGAGCATCCATTTGTTTCTCCCTCACAGGCAACATTGCCTAAATATGATCCTATTGCTAAAACCATATCAAAGTTTGTTACTAATAACTGACGTCTTCAAGCTGTGGATCTTCCGTTGTGAATAGCTCCAGTTGCTTGTGGCTATCCCCTTTTTCTTCAAAAAGGGTGTGGATGTTAACGTTAACTAAAACATCGTCATAGTCATTTGATTCTATGAACCAGTGATTAGTAATCATCATTTTCTATTGAACCATCAAAGAACCAATCGAGGTATGCGTGGATACCATTACGAAATACATGACCGTGTAGATGTGTTTCTTCAGCTAAAGAAGCTTCTTCAAGACCAGCTTCTTCTAAAGAAATGATTTCAACTTTGTCACTGTCTTCCCATTCCATCTCATCAACTAAATCTAATTGCATAACTATCTCCTTGTAAAAAGAACAAAAGGGCTAAGCCGATCCCGCCCACCCGCTGGTGCGGGGCGGCTAGCCCGATTAATAAATCCAAGCGAAGCCCCTCGCAAGCCAGTGACAGCTTCGCTGGCACGAACAGGCTTGCTGGGCTGAGCGCTTATCACTGAGTTTTGCTCCAAGCTTCGTACTCACTAGTAACTTCCGCAATCAAAGCTTTTTGATCTTCTTCGTAAAGATCATCAAATGGAACAAAATGGTTCTCTTGACAACAAGAGATCTTGCCATCTTGAGGCTGTAAGCAATAACAGCAGTAGTTACCCTTACTACGTAGATCATCTTCAATACCTAAAAGAAAGTCTTTCATTCTCATGTTGTCCTCTTGGGGTTAAGTTGTTTAAGTTCGTCCATGTTGCTAATGAGCATATAGTTGCTCTTGTTGATGGGAGCTATGGTGTGTTGCACCTTTCGTGCCAGGGTTTCTCCACAAGACATACACGTTGGACGAGCCATGTGTCTACGTTGAGGCTCAACTCGAACACCATAGCAGTTAGTACAGATGGGTAGATAGTTCTCGTTCATGTCAGTACACCTTTCTGTCAGCATCCCACTTGTCACGTATGACACGGGTAGATTTGAAACTGTTACTAGGAACAATCCCAGGATCATCCAGTGAGCTTATGAAGTTACTCCACTCTTCAATTGTGAGTAGATGCATGTCATCCAGATACCTAAGTCTCATCTCCAATTGATACTTAGACTTTGATATTTCAAAACATCTACATCCATGAAACCACTCGAGATCAGTGATGCCATTAACAACTGGTCTTACGACCAGGTTGTTGTCTAAAACAATAGCGTGATACATCATGGTTACATTCTCCAGAAGTAGATTGCAAAAGGAACACCAATAGCTAGAGCTAAAAGTAAAGCACCCAGATAATCTGAGAATGAATACTTTACGTCTTCAGTTCTACGTTGGTAGATGTTGGTGATGTCGTTCATGTGAGACTCCTATGAGGATAAAAAAAAGGTAGTAGAGTGAACTACTACCTTGTACAAATTACTCGCTGCGAGCACGAACTTCTGCGTCCTGCTTCATCAATGCACGAAGAGATTTGATTTGATTCAATGCATCTTGAACCAACTGGCTACGAGGATTGTCATATTTCTCCATAGACCACAGAGCATTGCTGAGAAGCTGCTGAGCTAAGAAAATTTGCAAACCTGCTGGTTTGCGCTCAGTCAAGTCGTTGAAAGAGTTGAAATCGAAATTATTTTGCTGTGACATTTAAAAGCTCCTTACTTAGGTTGGCGAGGAGGGACATCCCCCTCACACCTGAGGGGGGATGTGCCTCGGTATTCTCGCCGACCAAAGTAAAGTGTCGCCCGCCGAAACCCACACAGAACGAACAGTGCGGGGGGCATGACAGGTTCTGGCTTACAGAAGTGCGGGCGCTACAACGCAACGTGCCAGGTTCTGGCGTGACACACGCCAACAAGAACAGCACACAACCACACAACAAGCGGGCGGCACGTGGAGCTATTAAATATGTCGCAGCTTAAAAAAATAATTACGTTACAACTCCAACGGCTTGACTACCAGAGCGCTTTACCAGCTATAGGTTTGCTTTCTTGGCACAGCTAAGCCTCGCAAGCGCTCTGAGGTCATCAAACCATTAACAGACCTCGAACAGTTGGTTGTAGCCCTGTTTAAAAGGTCATACGATATGCAAACAGTGGATAGAGTAGATGATAGATAGCATAGATAAACATCGAGCTAAGTTGTTGATGTATATAGGTGCTCTATACAGCTACTATAGTACTCATATTACTAATAGTTATATAGCTATACCCTTGCTATATAGTGTTATAGGGGTAGGGGGGAGCAAATTGTTTTATGTTTGAATTGATTTATCACAGCTTATAACGCTAGCTATACTTTTTATAACAAAGGGGGGTTACTTAAACTGGTTGGATGTTCGTCTATACATAGACTCACACTGAACATATATTTGGATATAGCTGTTGTTATATATCCTGAACCTAAGAAAGAAAAACAGTAAAAAGAAAGAAGCCCCTATTCTCGTTTTTTAAAATATCTTGTCAAGTCCACTGAAGGTACACAAACTCTAAATAATTTCCCTATATAGTCACATATGCGACAGACACATAGTATTGAATAGCTGTTGCGGAGCATGTCCTCGACATGTAAGCATGTCTGCGGTATAGTTCGATCCATTCAAGGGAGGGTATATGGCTACAGGTAAAAAGTCACCAGCTTGGCAACGTAAAGAAGGTAAATCTCCTTCGGGTGGTTTAAACGCTAAAGGTAGAGCTTCTGCTAAAGCTCAAGGGCACAACCTTAAACCTCCTCAACCTGAAGGCGGTTCTCGTAAAGATTCTTTTTGTGCTCGTATGGAAGGCATGAAGAAGAAGTTGACTGGATCAGCTAAAGCTAAAGACCCTGATTCAAGGATTAACAAGTCTCTTAAGAAGTGGAAGTGTTAAATGCCTATCAATACTGGTAAACAACCAAAAGGCTTGTATGCCAACATACATGCCAAAAAGAAACGTATAGCCAAAGGTTCTGGAGAAAAGATGCGTAGTCCAGGAACTGCTGGTGCTCCTACAGCCAAAGCTTTTAAACAGTCTGCTAAGACTGCTAAAAAGAAATAGTATGCAAAGAAGAATTTCTAAAGATAAACGGTACAAAAAGTCTCACTGGACACAGAACCAGAAGCTTCAAGCTGTCAGTACTTACCTTATGTTGGGCAGTATGACTGAGACAGCTATTGTTACGGGTATACCCTTACCTACTCTTAAACTCTGGAAACAGATGGATTGGTTCAAAGAGTTTAGTCTCCAGCTAAAGACTGAAGATGTTCAGCAGATGGACTCTAACCTTAAGCGGGTTATCAATAAAGCTCTCAAGGCTACTGAAGAACGTATTGACTTTGGAGATGCTCAGTTTGACCAACGTACTGGGGATATTGTCAGAGTACCCATTAAGGCTCACGTTGCTTTAAAAATTACAACAGACTTACTGTCTAAGCAACAGAAGCTAGATGAAACTCCTATCAACAGGGAAGAAGTTGAGAAGACCATTGACGAGAGGCTGCTTAGACTTAGTGCTGAGTTTGCTAAGTTTGCTGGTAACAAGATGAGTAATGCTGTTCCAATTGATGTAGAGGCTAAAGTTGTCCAAGCTTAACTCGGACGTTATGGAAGGTTTTGTCAACTCTGTGTTGAGAAAGAACTTTGATAAACCAGCAGCTACTCCTGAATTCCATAAAGAAATATGGGATCTTGTTACTAGTAACAGTAAGCAAGTTGCCATAGCTGCTCCTAGGTATCACGCTAAATCTACTGCCGTAACCCATGCTTATACCCTAGCATCTGTTCTCTTTAGAGAGTCTAGATACGTTCTTATTGTTTCAGATACTGTTACTCAAGCTGTACAGTTCTTAGGAGATATTAAAAAAGAACTGTTGGAGAACGATGACCTTCGTTCTTTGTTTGGTATTAAGGAGTTTCCCAAAGACACGGAAGATGATTTGATTGTTGAAATGGAAGATGGTTGGACATTCCGTATTCAAGCCAAAGGTTCAGAACAAAAGCTTCGTGGATTGAAGTGGGCTAACCTCCGTCCAGATCTCATTATTGGAGATGACATGGAGAATGACGAGATTGTTATGAACAAAGATCGACGTCAAAAGTTTAAACGTTGGTTCTATGGTGCTCTTATTCCTTGTGTCTCGTCTACAGGAAAGATACGTATAGTAGGCACAATCCTTCACTTAGATAGCCTACTTGAGAACTTAATGCCAGCTTCTCAGTTGGGTTCTCACAAAGGTATCAAACAACTAATTCAAGAAGATTTGCGGGAGTATTCTTTAAACGTTTTGCCTTGGAGGTCTGTCAAGTACCGTGCTCATACAGACGACTTTAAAACTTTGTTGTGGCCTGAAATGAAGTCTGCTGCTGAGTTTAGGATGCTTAAAGAAGACTATGTACGCCAAGGTTTAGCTGATGTTTACTCTCAAGAGATGCTTAATGTTCCTTTAGACGTAACCGACACCTTCTTTAAAAACACAGACTTTGTTGCTATGAAACCTGAAGACCAGAAGAAGAAACTGGTTTACTACGCTACTTGTGACTTAGCTGTATCTCAATCCCAACGAGCTGACTATTCTGCTTTTGTAGTAGGTGGTATGGATGACGAAGGAAAGCTATACTGCAAGCACGTAGTCAAGGAACGTATGGACGCTTTAGAAATCGTAGATACAATCCTGATGCTTCAAAAGATTTATAAGCCCGTACTCTTTGGACTCGAACAAGGAACGATCCAAAAAGCAATTGGCCCTTATCTCAACGAAGAGATGCTGAAGCGTGGAGAGTTCATCAACACTGTGTTGCTCAAGCCTAGTGGAGACAAACTAACCCGTGCTAGAAGCATTCAAGCTCGTATGAGAAGTGGGGCTTGTAAGTTCGATAAAGACGCTGACTGGTATCAAAACTTTGAGGATGAACTTCTTAGATTTCCTAGAGATAAGCACGATGACCAGGTAGACGCTTGGGCATACTTGGGGTTAATGCTCGATAGGATGTGGGAAGCTCCTTCCGAAAAAGAGTTGGAAGAAGAAGAGTACGAGGCTTTTGTTCGGGACAGTAATGTGTTAGATTCTGGTCGTTCTGCTATTTGTGGATACTAAAAATGAACCTCAAAGATAAATTTGATATTAACGACCTCATGTATGAGGCTAACATTGCTAACAAGCTTTCTAAAGAAGACTTGACTACCATTGGGGTTCAATGTGTACGGGACTTTGACAACGATCTATTGTCTAGGTCTAGTTGGGAAAAACGTACTGAAACTTCTTTGAAGCTAGCTCTTCAAGTAGCTGAGACTAAAAACTTTCCTTGGCCTAACGCTTCTAATGTTAAGTTTCCCCTTATTACTATTGCTGCACTGCAATATCATGCTCGTAGTTACCCTGTTTTGATTGACAGCGACTTACCAGTTAAGTGCCGTGTTGTTGGTGATGACAAAGATGGCTTACGTGCTTTACGTTCTACCCGTGTTGAACAACACATGTCTTACCAACTCCTTGAAGAAGATGAGGATTGGGAATCAGAGATGGACAAGGTTCTTATTACTCAACCTATTATTGGTTGTGCTTTTAAGAAGACCTACTACGATCCAATTCGCAAGCACAACATTTCTGAGAACGTCTTAGCTAAAGACTTGGTAGTTAACTATTGGACTAAGAGTCTTGAAACAGCTAGCCGAGTTACCCACATTCTTCAAATGAGTAAAAATGAAATCTATGAGCGTGTTGCTCGTGGGTTGTGGTTAGATGTATCTGATGGTCGTTCACAACAGATGTCATCTTTGGCTATGGGTAACGGATTACAAAACTTGCAAGACAGAGCGCAGGGTATGCAACCTCCAGAGCCAAACGACTCTAGTACTCCAATTGAAATCTTAGAACACCATTGCCACATTGATTTTGATGATGACGGTTATGCTGAACCGTACATTGTGTATGTGCGTAGAGACAACAAACAAGTTGCTCGTATTGTTGCTAGATACACCAAGTCAGATATTGAACGCAACAATGATGATGTAATCCTTAGTATTAAAGCTGAGCAGTACTTTACTAAATACCCGTTTGTCCCATCTCCTGATGGTGGCTTCTATGACTTAGGCTTTGGAGTTCTCCTTGGACCTCTTAATGAATCTATTAACACCATTATTAACCAATTGGTCGATGCTGGTACTATGGCTAATACTGCTGGTGGATTTCTTAGTAGGGGCATTAAATTACGTGGGGGCAACTATTCTTTCAAACCTATGGAGTGGAAGCATGTAGACACCACTGGCGATGACTTACGTAAAGGTATTGTTTCTCTTCCAGTTCGTGAACCTTCTCAGGTTATGTTTACATTGTTGAACCTGCTAATTAACTATGGTGAGCGTATTGGTGGATCTGTAGACATCCTATCTGGTCAGAATCCTGGTCAGAATACTCCTGCTGAAACTACCCGTACTATGGCTGAACAGGGCATGAAGATATTTAACGGTATCTTTAAACGTACTCACCGCAGTCTTAAACAAGAGTTCCGTAAGCTGTACCGCCTTAATCAGATCTTTGTTACAGAGAATACCCCCTACGTATCTAACGCTAAAGGCACTGGTCTTGTGTTGGCTACTGACTATGAAGGTCCTGTAACTGATGTGATGCCTACTGCTGATCCAAGCATTACTTCTGATGCTCAACGTTTGAATCAAGCTATGGCTATTGCTGGTCGTGTGGCTGCAACCCCTGGTTTGTATAACCGTTATGAAGCTGAATATGCTTTCTTAAAAGCAATTAAAGTTACAAATATTGACAAGATATTGCCTGATCCTAAAGGTCCTAATGCAGTACCTCCACCTGTCAATCCTAAAGTTCAGATTGAACAACTCAGACAACAAGCTAAACAAGCTTCTGATCAATTAGAGATGAAGATAGCTTTGTTGAAGTTGATGAGCGAAGCAGAATTAAACCAAGCTCACATTCAAAAGTTAGAAGCCGAAGCAGAAGCTATCAAGATTGGTATTGCTACTGAAGGCGAGAAGATGCGTATCCAAGAGATTAATACCCAGATTGCTTTGCAGCGTGAAAGGCGTGAAGGTGTACTAAGTGCTATCCAAACTATGAACACTGTATACGACAAGATGATGCAAGGACAACCAGAGCAGCAAACCCCAGAGCAACCACAAATGCCTCAACAAGGGATGCCGCAACTACCTATGTAACTAAGGAGAAAGAATGGAGCCAGTAAACCCTAGTAACTTTGATGAATGGAAACATCACCCAGTTACTAAACGTTTGATGAAGTCTTTATCGAACGACAGAGAAGCAATGAAAGAAGGTTTAATCAACAGCTCATTTGATGATGAGGCTGAAGTTAAAGGTAGATGCCGAGCAATCGCAATTATCCTTAATCTTGAGTACGAAGACTTGTTTGAACCTACCCAAAAGAAAGAACCTAGTTATGAGTAATGTGTCAGGAATAAACCCCGTTGGTTGGCGAATCTTGGTTAAACCCCAAGAAATCAAAGACACATCTGATGGCGGTATTGTTATTACCACTGGTAATTACAAAGAACGTGAACAGATGGCTAATACCACTGGAGTAGTTGTTGCTATGGGTGACGACTGTTTTGCCAATGAACCTGCACCCTGGTGCAAAGTTGGGGACAAGATTATTTTTGCTAAGTATGCTGGTCTGCTCTATCGTGGTAAAGATGGAAGTGAGTACCGAATGATTAATGACAAAGACGTCACAGGCACTTTAGATGGTGATGTAGACCTAGTTGATCCGTACCTAGCCAAAGTTTAATTGACACATCTTAAAAAACAGGAGTAAGATATGAGTGAAGAAAATGTTACTAGTAACGAAGTTGCCCCAGAAGTTGTTCGGGAAGCTGAGTCTCAAGGTTGGGTTTCAAAAGAACGCTACCGAGGAAACGAATCTGACTGGGTTGATGCTGAGACTTTTGTAAAGCGTGGTCGTGAGATTCTCCCTATTCTGCGTAAGAATAATGAGAACTTAATGAAAGACCTGAATGCTACAAAAGAACAGCTCAAAGAATTTCGAGAAGCAGCAGAAGAGTTTAAGAAATTTCAAAAAGAAAGCTACGAGCGTAAAACTAAAGAATACGAAGAACGTATTCAAGAGATTAAAAACAGCCGTGCTCAAGCTATTAGCGATGGGGACGGACAGAAAGTCAACGCCCTAGATGATGCACTAGATCAGGCAAAAGACGAACTTAAAGAAGCTAAGCAAGCTGTTAAAGATGCAGACAAAGCTCCTGTTGCACCAACACCAGATACAACCAATGCTATTGATCCTGGATTACAAGTATGGTTAGATCGCAACACATGGTTTGGTCAAGACAAGCGTTTGACTGCCGTAGCTAACGGTATTGGCGAAAGTCTTCGTATAGAGTTTCCTATGCTTAAAGGTGACGAGTTTCTAGAAAAGCTTGATGAAGTGTTAGCAGAAGAATTCCCAAATAAGTTTGGTAAAAAGCAAAGTCCTGCGAGTCGAGTGGAGTCTGGATCAGGTCGTACAGGCCGCAGTAGCGGTAACGCCCAAACCTACGACAACCTACCTTCTGACGCAAAAGCAGCTTGTGATCGGTTTGTTAAGCAAAAGCTTTTAACCCGTGAACAATTTTTAGCTGATTACGACTGGAATTAATTTTTAACTTGAACTTAAAAGGGAGTACATTATGCCAAGAGCACTGAACGAGTTTGAAAAACGTGATCGTCTTATTGAGAAAGCAGCAGAACGGGAAGCAGTAGCTACCGCACCTGTTGCAGCAGTAGACGGTACAACTCGAAAAAAACGTAACGTATTTAACGGTACAGAAGCAAAGATTAGTGTCCAATCACAGATACCTGGATACCACCTACATGTGTTTACAGATGCAGGTGGACGCATACAAGCAGCTATGGATAGTGGCTACGAGTTTGTAAGTCCTGACGAAGTGGGCGGCGTAAGTGAGAATGTGGTTAGCCGTAATGGTGACCTTGGAGAAAGAATTAGATTTCTTGTAAACCCTCGTGCAGAAGGCACTGAGCAATACGGTTATCTAATGAAGATTCGGCAAGAATGGTTTGAGGAAGATCAAGCTGAACTTCAAAACAAAAACAATCTTATTGACGCTGCTATTCGTAAGGGCAAGATTACTGGAAGCAATTCCTCTTTCTATACCCCTAGGGACGGCATCAAAGTTACCTCATAAACGTTTTAAAGGAGTCTTAAATGGCTAACGTAAATAAAGCCAATGGGTTCAGCCCTGTTGGTAACTTGCTGGGTGGCAAGTGGAATGAGCAGGGTCGGCTGTACGCTATCCCTACCTCTGACACTACCAACAGCTATGCAATCGGTGATTGTGTTATGTCTGCTTCTGGTTCGGATGCCAATGGTGTTCGTTATGTCCAGAAGTGGGGTGGCGCAACTACTACCTCTGCTTTGCCCTTGGGCATTATCGTAGGCATTCGTGTTGCTGATCCTGGCGTAAGCTTGGTTGGTAACTCTTTGTCTTTGGAAAAGGCATACATCGCTGCTGGTACTCGTACTAGTGTCCGATACTTGTATGTTGTAGATGATCCTTTTGTGTTGTTTGAAGCTCAATTTGATAGCACTGGTGCTACTCAAGCTCAGTTGTCATTGAATGCTGCTGTGACTATCTCTGCTGCAAACCAAACGTCTTTGGGTAACAGTTCTCCGTATTCAGATATGGTCCTTACAGGTCCTGCTGTTACGGCTACTTTGCCAATCCGTTTGTTGGGTGCTGTACAAAAAGGCGACAACCAAGTGACCAGCGCAGCTAGTCCTTATGTTCGTGTTTTGTGCAAGTTCAACTACCACGAATACGGTACTATCGGCGCAGCTTCTGGCTCTGTCGTGAACTACCTTGCAGTCTAATAAAGGAGATACATTATGGCTGGCGTAATTACTACCGCATCACATCCCAAAGCACTTTGGCCTGGCATTAAAGCTTGGTGGGGTCAAACCTACAACGAGCACCCAGAAGAGTATGTAGACTTGTTTGATAAAGACACTTCTAATATGAACTACGAGGAAGACGTTCAACTGTCTGGCTTTGGTCTGGTTCCTATTAAGTCTGAAGGTCAAGGCACTGCATACGACTCTGAAATCCAGGGCTTCACAACTCGTTATACACACGTTGCTTACGCAATGGGTTATATCGTGACCAAAGAAGAAATGGATGACAACTTGTATGAGCAAGTGTCCAAGAAACGTGCTGCTGCACTGGCAATGTCTTTCCGTCAAACGAAAGAAAACATTGCAGCTAACGTGTACAACCGTGCTTTTAACAGCACATATTTAGGTGGTGATGGTGTAGCTCTGTGCTCTACCGCACACCCAAATACTTCAGGTGGTACGTTCTCTAACAAGCCAGCAGTTGATGTTGACTTGTCTGAAGCTTCTTTGGAAGACGCAGTGATTGCAATCATGGGCATTCAAAATGACCGTGGCTTGTTGGTTGCTATTCAACCAAACAGCTTGCACATTGCTCGTCAAGAGATCTTCAATGCTCAACGCATTCTGCACTCTAGCTACCAAACAGGTAATGCCAACAATGACATCAACGTCATCAAGTCTGGCAATTACATCCCTGGTGGTTTTAAAGTGAACCACTACTTCACAAGCCCCCATGCTTGGTTTATCCGTAACACCATCCCTGGTGGTACTGGTTTGAAGTACTACGAGCGTCACGCTGTTACATTTGACCAAGACAATGACTTTGATACCATGAACGTCAAAGCCAAAGGCTACGAGCGTTACAGTTTTGGTTGGTCTGATCCTCGTGCTATCTACGGTTCTAACGGCCCGTAATTGTTACTAGTAACAAGCCCCCTCCCTAAAAAGAGGGGGTTCTTTTTGTAAACACACTGGAGTAAATCATGGGATACGAAAAACGCAAAGAGATGGGTCAAAAACCTGACCCTACTAAAGTCAAAGCTAAAGGTGAAGAAAAGAAAATGCCAGCTGCTAAAAAAATGGCTGCTGCAAAAAAGATGATGGCTAAAAAGAAAATGTAACGTAGAATGCAATCTCCGATGACGCTCTAGTAATAGAGCGTTGTTTAAAACAACGTCAAAGGATTTATTATGGCTTCCCCTACCCGTTTTCCCGCTGGTGTATCTACACAAGCAATTGGTTCTTCTTTAGGACAGTTCCCCCTTCCTGATCCTACAGACCTCTCTGTAGACTTTGAAGACTTTAACCAGTATGTTGCTGGTGATTGGACTGTCACTAATACTACAACTCACCAAACTATTGGTCTTGTTGCTGGTAATGGTGGTTTAATCTCTACTGTTGGTGGTGCTTCTAGTACTACCAGTGACATTGGTGCTATTCAATCTAACCCGCTTAATTTCAACATTGCTACAAACGCAATTGTTTCTACAGCTCCTCCCACGCAATTGGCTTGGTTCTACACTGCCTTTAAAGCAACCACTGCTGCTAACGACCAGTTGCAAATTGGTGTAGCTAGTTCTATTGCTGCCCTAACTCCTACTGATGGTATTTACTTTAACAAAGCTGCTGGTTCTTCTGCCATCACTTTTGTTGTTCGCAAAGGTAGTGCATCATTAGCTGCTACAGCTTATTCAACAGGCACTACAACTGTAGCTACTCTGGCTAACAACACCTTTGTTCGTTTAGGTTGGTACTATGATGGTAAGGGCAACATTGATGTGTTTGTCAATGATGCAAAAGTTTGTTCAGTTGATGTAGGTGTTTCCACTGGTACGATGGTTGCCACCTTCCCTAACGCTACAAACATGGGTATGGGTTTTGGTTGTAAAGCTGCTTCTACTGCTCCTACTACTGCGGATATGATTGTTGACTTTATGCTGTCTGCCCAAACTCGTGCCTATTAATTAGGAGAGTCAAATGGCTAACTCATTTACAACGCAAATCCTTGAAGAAGGTCAGCGCAACGCAATCGTTAAACTAACAGCGGTACTTGATACCTCTGACTTAACTTTAACAAATGCTGTTGTAATGTCTGACATCAATCAGAGTGGCATAGGGTTTACACCCACACAGGTACGGATTGACCACATTGATTATTCAATTAGCGATCAAATAGAAGTACAACTGTTGTGGGACGCTACAACCGATGTCATTATCATGCCCTTAGCTGGTCGTGGTCGTTTGATGTTTTGGAACTTTGGCGGACTAACTAACAACTCTGGTGCTGGTAAAACTGGTGCTATTCTTGTTAAGACTACTGGATGGACATCTGGTACTCAGGTGTTCTCAGTTATCTTAGAGTTGGTTAAACAAGGTACTAACCTGTAAGGTGTTTAGATGGATTACCAAACCCTTTTAAACATTGGTCTAACACTCATCTCCTCAGTCACGGGCTGGTTTGCTCGTGAACTGTGGTCTGCTGTCAAAGAACTTAAAGCTGATCTAGCTAAGCTTAGAGAAGATCTTCCTAAATCGTATGTTGCTAAAGACGACTACAAAGATGACATTCGAGAGCTTAAAGATATGATTAATAAGATTTTTGATAAGTTAGACAACAAGTCTGATAAAGTTTAACAATGTCTCAAATGATTGTTCCTAGTAACGCCAAGGAAGCTCAGATCAGTGCTGTCATCACCCGTGCTGATGGCACTGTGGAGCACCTTGGTGTTGTTAGTTACTGGCACAAGAATCCTTTTAAACGTATTTTTTGGAGCATTAAAAAATGGCTACTCTCTTAGTTAACACTGGTAGAGCAATCGTAACTAACCGTATCAAAGGTAGTGGCACAGAACCTGTGTACGTTGCTTACGGTACTGGTGCAGGTACAACTGCTGCTGCTGATACAACTTTATTTACTGAAACTGGTACTCGTCAAACAGGTACTAGTACACAACAAACAACCTCTACAACTAATGACACATACCAAGTAGTTGGTACGCAGACTGCTGGTGGTACTCTTGCTATTACCAATGCTGGTTTGTTTGATGCTTCTACTTCTGGCAACTTGTTTGTCAAAGGTGACTTCTCAACAATTAACCTAAGTTCTGGCGACTCTATTCAGTTTACATTTAAGACTCAATTTAGTTAAGGAGTCCTAAATGGCTTTAAATGTCGCCGATAGGGTACAGCAGACAGGTACAGCCAACACAACGGTTAGCTTTACTTTGTCTGGTTCTGTTGCTGGCTTTCAATCATTTGCTGTTGTCGGAAATACCAATACAACTTATTACACGGCAACAGATGCGTCTGGGAATTGGGAAGTTGGTTTGGGTACATATTCAACTACTGGCCCTACATTAACTCGCACAACCATTCTTTCATCAAGTAATTTAAATGCGGCTGTTACGTTTTCTGGAACAGTAAATGTGTTTATTACTTATCCTGCGGAAAAGTCAGTTAATCAGGATGCCAATAATCGTGTTTTGATACCTTACACATCAGGCACAACCAATGTTGGATCGTTAAATGTAGGTAATGCAACTGTACACACCGATTCGGGCGTGATTGCAGGGTTTACCGCTAGTGAACCGTTATACCTTTATACCAGTTTGCAAAACACCGACTCAGGTGCGACATCGTATGCTAGTTATGCAGTCAATGATGGCGGTCATACGGCTTACGGTGAGTTGGGTATAAATAACGCAAATTACAGTTATTCAACAGCAGGGTTTCCCAATAATGGGTTTTCTATACCGTTAGCAACATTTGTGGAATCGTATGGTGGCCCACTAGTTTTAGGTAGTTGGGACAATCAAAAGATCAGTTTTATTGTGAATGGTGCGGTCAGCACGACAGATGCAATGACCATTAACACCAATGGGTCGGTGGCATTTAATGGTCAAGTGGGAACTGCGGGACAGGTTTTGCAAAGCAATGCCACAAGCGCACCGACATGGGTTACAAGCGGCACAGTTGGACAAGGTGGTACTGGTCAGACCACATACACTGATGGTCAGCTTCTTATTGGTAACAGTACGGGTAACACTTTAACCAAAACTACTTTGACTGCTGGAGCTGGTGTATCAATTACAAATGGTAGTGGCTCTATTTCAATTGCTTCACCACTAGCTAAATCTACATCAGCGTTTACAACTGGCACAGCACAAACCTATACCGCGCCAGCAAATACGCAGTGGGTCAAAATTACTGTTGTTGGGCCAGGTGGTAATGGCGCTGGTGCAGCAGGAGCTAGAGCAACTGGTGGCGGTGGTGGTGCAGTAGCAATTAAATGGCTTGCTATGACCGCAGGGCAAACCTTAACATATACAGTTGGAACAACAGGAACAGCATCCACCGTGGCATCTGGCACGTTGACCATTTCAACAATAACCGCAAACTCAGGTTCAAACGGAACAACTACTACTTATGCAGCGTCTGTTACTTCGGGGTCTGCTGGTGGTGCTGCTACTGGTGGTGATGTCAATATCACTGGTGGGCTTGGTGGTAATTCTTACGGTTCTGGTACAACAGTAGGAACTAATTTTTCTGGAAAAGGCGGGGATTGCCCTGGTTTTGGATCAGGTGGTGCTGCCGTGGCGTTGGTAGCAACCATAGGGAATGTCGGCCAAGGTTATGGTGCTGGTGCGGCAGGTTCTCATGGAAGTGCTACTACTTCCGCAGGTAGTGGTGGGATTATCATCTTTGAAGCGTACTGATGTTTGGCATCTCTTCTTATGCTCAAGCTCCTTTTGCTAGCACTGGTGCTGTAAAAACAATATATGTGCTTTTAATTGTTGTCAATTACATTAGCTTAGGTGCTTTAAACAATTATGTTTTAAATAACAATGCTATAAACAACAACTCTTCTGGTGGAGTAACAAACACAAGCACACTTACAAACAGTATTAAAAAAACTATTGTTTACGTAAGTAGTACTATTAGTTTTTTGGCATCTAATTTTGCTTTTTTAATATTGTTGTCTGTTGTTGCTACAAGTACAAGCATTATTCTTAAAGCAATACAAACAATAAAAACTGTTACTGCCAATAGTACAAACTCTGTAATTAAAACTGTAAATAAAACTATTAGTTATGTAAACACTAGTGTTAACTCTTTAACTCCCAGTCGTGCTTTTTTAAAGTTGTTGTCTGTTGCTTCTACTTCTACAGCAACATTAGTTTTACTTACTGGTAAAACACTTGCTGTTGTGTCTACAAACATTAGTACGTTAATACGTAGTATTTTTAAAAAAGTATCTGTTGTTAGTGCTTCTGTAACTAATATTATTAAAAGTATTGCAAAGTACGTGTTTGCTACTACTACTTCTATTGTTACTATTAGTATTATTAAATCATTGTTAAGAATTTTAAGTGTGGTGTCTATCAACTCTGCAACACTAACAAAACAAATTATTAAAGTAGTTACTGCATCTTGTGTTACATCTGTTTTGTTTATTAAAGCTGTAGGAAAAAAGGTAACTGCATCTGTAAGTAATGCTGTAACACTACTTTATGGGTTTTTCTTTAACAAGACACTTGCTGCGTCTGTGTCTACAACAAGCACAATGGTTAAGCTACTAACCCTTGCTAGAACAATAACTGCTGCGGTTACTTCTGCTGCAACAATACAAAAGGCTAGAGCTAAAATTCTTTTAGCTGTGTCTACTACAAGCTCTTACGTCAACACTATTACTGCAAGGTTTGTGTTATTAATAACAACCGTCTATACTAGCGTTGTAAGTCACTTTTACAAAGTGCTGACTAATATTGAGGACACCATAATTGTCCCTACCAAGAAAGTTATTGTTCAAGTGTTTGCTGGCTTTATAGACATACTGGTTAAACCAAAGAAGACCAACATAGTAGTTACAAAACAGGATGATGTAAATGGCTGAATACTTTTCCTACAAGTTTGTTGCTGAAACAAAACCACTGTCTTTTGACTTTAGTCAAACGTTAGCAGCAGGAGAAACTTTGTCTACAGCTTCTTGTTCTGTAATTGTTATAGACGGTGTTGATGCTAGTCCGTCTGGTCTGTTATCTGGTGGGTCTACTATCGTAGGAAACAAGGTGTACCAACAAGTACAGAGTGGTGTAGCTGGTGTTACCTACCGTCTTGTTGTGACTGTAACCACTAGTGCTGGAAGTACCCTAGTTGCTTTGGGAGACTTGCCAGTGTATAGTACAACTGAAGTGCAATAATGTCGTACAGATCTAGATGGGACAATGGAAGTTGGAACGTCATCTGTGACGTTTGTGGTCGTCAGTATAAAAACTACGAACTACAAATGCGGTGGGATGGTCTAATGGTTTGTAGTGGGGATTGGGAGATACGACAACCCCAAGACTTTGTACACGGTGTAGCTGACAAACAAGCTCCTCCGTTTACTAGGCCAGAGCAATCAGATCACTTTATTTTTGGGTCAACAAACCAATCAGATTCTGTAGACATAACAGAAGTCTATGTTCTCAAAGTGCATAGTTCTCCTGCTGCACTAAATGGTTCCGCTATCAATTCTTTAAGGCTAAACTGAAATGAATGAAACAATCAGTCTGGTAGGTGAAGTAGAGATCAAGCTAAATGACGTTGTTGTTGTTAGCAAGAAAAACTTGATTGTTCAAGTTGGAAAGAATTTTTTAACTAACGCTATTCTTAACACTAGCTCCACTCCATTTAACTGTATAGCTGTTGGTAGAGGCACAACTCCTGCTGTTATTAGTAACACAGCTCTTCAAACAGAAACATTCCGCACTTCTTTTGACTCTGCAACTATAGCTAACAACGTAATTACTTTAGTCAGGAACTTTCTTCCTGGTGAAGCTACTGGTCCTATGTCTGAAGCAGGTATTTTTAATAACGCTGTTTCTGGTGGAACAATGTTGTCCCATATTGTGTTTACTACAATTGGTAAACAAGATCAAGATAGACTGTTGTTCACTTGGACAATCACTGTTGGTTAAGGAGAATCTTTTATGGTGATGAAGTTTACTAACAATGCAACGTCAACCCTAGCGTCTGGCATTAATAGCTCAGTCACTAGCTTGACAGTTGCTAGTGGTCAAGGTGCATTGTTTCCTGCACTAGGTGCTGGAGACTATTTCTACTGTACTCTTGCTAACGCTGTTGGAACAATTGAGATTGTTAAAGTTACTGCTAGAAGTACAGATACGTTTACGATTACTCGTGCTCAAGATGGCACTACTGCTTCTGCTTGGAGTACAGGTGACAAAGTTGAATTACGTTTAGTCTCAGCCAGTCTTAATGATTTGCCTAAGTTAGATGAAACAAATACATTCTCTCTTCGTCAAACTTATTCTGTAGGTACAGTACAAGGTCCTTGGACAACTGGTACTAGACCCTCTAGTCCTGTTGCAGGTCTTATAGGTTTTAATACTAGTTTTAATAGATTAGAAGCTTACAACGCTACAGCTAGTGCTTGGGTATCTAGTGGTGGTGCTACTGGTACAGGTAGTGATGCTGTGTTTTATGAGAATGGTAAAACTGTAAACACTAGCTACACAATTACATCTAATAATAATGCCCACTCTGTTGGCCCCATTACTATCGCATCTGGTCAATCAGTCACTATTCCAACTGGCTCACGCTGGGTTGTTTTGTAAAGGAAATATATGTCATCAGTTGTTATTTTAGGAGACACGTCGGGACAAGTCAGTATTGCCGCCCCTGCTGTTGCTGGCACTAATACAGCTACGCTACCAGTTGCAACAGGCGAACTTTCTATGCTTGGTACAAGTGGTCAAACATGGCAAAATTTAACAGCTAGTAGGGCTTTATCTACAACATACACAAATTCCACTGGTAAACCCATATTAGTGCAAGCCTTTTGTACTGCTGCAACTGTTAACGCACAAACCACACTAACAATAAATTCAATTGTAGTGGCAACACATTGTTTAGCAGGGTCTACTACTGGCGGCACTGTTTATGGAATTGTTCCTCCTGGTGGTACATATTCAGTTGCTCAAGGTGGCAGTTTGGCAGCTATTCAAATTTGGACGGAGTTAAGATAATGAAAACATATAAAGATCAAAACAATAATTTATGGTCTTATGAAGAAGATGGCTCTCAAGACCATTTAATTCCTGTTGGATATGTAGAGGTTACTGCCGAAGAAGCAGAAGCATTGCGCCCTGTATTTACGCAAACCTATGCAGAAAAACGTGCGGCTGAGTATCCTTCTATGACTGACTACCTTGATGGTGTAGTCAAAGGCGACCAAGCGCAGATTGATAAGTACATAGCCGACTGCCAAGCAGTCAAAGCTAAATATCCAAAGGTTTAATCATGTCAATACTTGCTTTAACTTCTGACACGCTGACAAGTCCTGCCGCTGTTGGGCAGATTGAATACTCAAGCCCCATCTTTGCGGCTACACCTATCGGCACACAGCGAGGCATTGTTCCGACTCAGCA